GACTGCGGCTTCAGGGCTTCCGCCTGCTGTCAAAGAGTTTCTGCTAGACCTGATTTCTGCCAAGGTAGTTTGAGCGGAAGCTCGTTGAGCAGCACTAATTGAAGCTAGGTTTGCATAGGCATTTGCCCCTGCAATCCTGTCGTCAAGATAACTAAGCACTCCTGCCACGTCGCTCGCTGAGTCAATGAGAATCCCAACTCCGTTTTTTATGTCGGAGGAAGCACCCTGTGTAACGCCCGTGCCGAGTGAGCCACCGGGCATCGTTGCAGCATCAATCTCTTTTTCGACAGCGAAGCCTTTCACCTTTTCAAGCTTGGCTAGGAACTGGTCAAGGGTGCCACCAAGACCGCCAAACATTCCGTCCATATCTTCAATATCTTCTTGTAACTGAGACTTGATTCCAGACACCGAGTCGTGTAAAGCCACAGCAGCCTGCTCAAGGGCTTCGGCAAGCGTCGCTTGTTGTTGTACCAATGCGACTGCCAAATCGCTCTGAGTGGTCGCATAGAGCTGCTCAAGAGCAGCAGTAGCCAATCCTTGCTTCTCGTAGATTTCAGCCGCTAAGGTATCCATCCCATTTGCCGACTCAGTTTCTAGTGCGTCAAATAGGTTCCGGAGGTTTTCTTTTGTCTCAGGAGTTGACTCAAGAATTGCACCTGCAAGCTCGTTCCCTGTCTCGACTCCTGCCGAAACAATTTGCTCAATAAATGTTTGTGTAAAGCCCTGCGACGCTAGGTCGGCAGACTTGGACAACAACCCCTTGGAAGCGTCCAGCTTGGCAGTCATTGATGTTATGAGTCCGTCTACGGACTTGTCTTCGCTGCTGTCAAACAGTTGTCCAACATCAACCGCAACGGCTGAGCGGTATGCGTTGCGCAACCTGTCTTGAGAACCTTGGACTATTCCTGCGAGCTTGTTGTCAAACTCTGCCTGTAACCTAACAACCGAATCGGCGTAGTTTTTGTTTGCCGTTGCAACCGTGTCGTTGTAATTCTTCTGCGCTGAAGCAAGCTGCTTTTGCGAGGACTTTATCATTGTTTGAACACGCTCAAAAGCAACATCTTTTGCACTTGGGCCTGTAGACACTCGGCTTGTTGATGGTGTGTTGTAAACAATCGGAACTCTAGGCCCCCACTTGTTGCCGTCCCAAGTCATTGTGAACCAAACTTCTTCACCGGGTGCGCCGTAGAACGAGGTAAAGACTTGGCCCGGTCTTGGGTTGCCCGGCAAGCCCTTGTTCTGACCAGTAGGAGATGCAGGTATTAGCTCACCCGGAGCCATAATCTTGACCCCGGCCAAGCGAAGTGCCGCTTCCGTAGCTGCGTTTAGCTCGCCTGTTATTCCATCAAGCCTTAGATTGTTGAATCGGTTTAGCTCGCCTGTTGTTCCGTCAGTTGCCCTGTTGACTTCTCTTTGCTTGTTCACCATCCCGTTTAGGGAATTGACAAGTCCAGCAGTGGCAGCAGCAGCAGCAGCGATAATTATTGCTAGTCGAACATAAGGGTTTTTGCCGACTGCGGTGTTGAAAAGTATTTGAAGAACAGTGGCTACCTTTATCACTGCGTTTAGAGCGATGATGCCAGCAGACAGCCCAGCGATAACACCAATCATCTTACCAATGACTTCGATGTTGTCGACAATGGAAATTATGAAGTTAGCGACGTTTCTAGTTGCGCCCTCCCAGTCAACTCTTGCCAATGCTGCCGTGAGCTTTTCGCCTATCTCTGGTAGCAGGTCTTTTACGATTGGGATTAGCTGCTCGAGCCTTGGAGCCAGCTTGCTTCCAATGTCAATTCCAACGTCGGCAGCGGCAGAGCCAAGCAAGGAAAGCTGAGCGTTGAAACTTGTGAGCTGCTTGTCCGCAACTTCTTGAGCGGTTCCTCCCGCGTCCTTAAGGGCTGTCTCGTAATCACGGAGCGCGTCTCCGTTGTCCATTAGGAGCAGGATTCCATTTCGGGCCTGCTTTGTGAAACCCATTTGGCTTAGCGTTGCAAGTCTCTGCTCGACAGACATTGAACCAAGGGACTCAGTAAAGTCGTCGGCTATGTCTGCAAAGTTGTTCATCTTCTCATTCGAATCGAAGACAGCGATGCCTAAGTCTTCAAAGGCAGCAGGGGCTTTTTGCGCCCTTTCTGCTAGTCCAAAGATTGTGTTGGTTAGCTGCGTACCTGCAAGCTCACCCTTTACACCTGCGTCGGCGAATACTGCAAGCGCGGCGGCTCCTTCGGTGATGTCCTTTTCGACAGACCTTAGGGCCGTTCCAGCCTTAGAAGTTAGGGATGTGGAGAACTGTTCAATAGTTGCGTTAGCAAGCTGCGAGGCCCTAGCAAGCGTGTCAGAGACAACAATCATGTTCTCCATGTTTGCCACTGCGTCATTCTTGATAGTCATACCAAGGGCAGACTGCGCGTCCGTTAGGAGGTCGGTAGCAAGCGCCATGTCGAACATACCAGCCTGCGCGAACGAGGCAACAACGGGTAACGCGGCAACGGAGGCTTTAGCGTCAAGTCCGGCGGAAGCTAAGAAGTAGAATGACTCTGCCGCTTGTTCGGCTGAGAAGGTTGTAACCTTGGCGACTTCTCTAGCCGCGTTCGCCATGTCGTCTTCCATGGTCTTCGTTAGGTCGCCCATAATGGCTTGAGACTTAACTAGTGCGCCGTCGAACTTAGCGAACTCTCGAACGGATGCGACTGCGATTGCGGCAGTTGAAGCGGCAACGGCGGCTAGTGCAATACCAGCGGACTTGGAAAGCTTGTCTAGGCTTACAGTTGCGCCTTTGATTCCCTTGTTGTCGAAGTCGGAAACAATCCGAATCTTAATTGCCATAAGCTATGCCCCGCCTAGTTCTTCACGTTTGAGTTTATTTTTCTTGAAAGCTGGATTCCAAATTGTTCTGCAATCTTTTCGACCTTGGCTTCAATCTCAGGCTTCCGCTTTAGTACGCGCGTCCACAAGAAACGACCCGGCTTACCGAAGGTTGCCCCTAGCTTCTTATTGAAAGCCTTACCCTGTCCGTTGTATATGTATGAATGGTAACCGACGGAGCTGGAACCCCAACCTTTTGAAACAGGACGTGGCGCTCTGCGCTCGATACCCGCAAGCTCCGCGTACTCGAAACCAACCTGCTTGCCCATCCCGTTACTTCGCCCTTTACCTTCAATAAAGATAAGGTCTTTAGGTCTTAGGCTTACGCGTGCTTTCACATCTACGCCTGACCAAGCCGTCCGTCCGTCGTGGAACATTCCCGGCATAGCGCTTTTTAGCCTAGTTGTGTCGGAGGAGTTTATAGAGTTTTCAATAGGATTTAGAATTGGGCTTAGCTCAGTGTTCATTGCTTTTCGCAGTGCAGGCAGCAGGCTTTTTTCGTAATCCCTAAGCGCCCGCATTGCTTCTTTTTCACCTGATAAATAAGTTTCAGCCATAAGTCTCTCCTGCTTCTATTCTACCTAACAAAGAAACCCTCCCCGAAGGAAGGGCTTCTCTATTTACTCGGAAGGTTTTTAGCAACCATCCAGCGGTGCATTGTCCACAACATCCTTTCGGATTCTTGCATCAACACACTAGGGGCAATACCTGTTTCACAAGCGATACCTGCAATGAACCAATGAGCAGAGGAGTCGCCCAACCCAATTATTTTGGGTCTTCACCCGCTCCAACCATGTCGACTGATTCTAGCCACTTCTCAAAAGTAAGCTTCGTTTCTTCAGTCCGCTTTTGTGAGTGCCAAGCCAAGAAAAGCGAATAGCTCATCCTTGGGTCGTTGCTCATAGCCGCGATACTGACTCCGAACTTGTTTTCAAAAGCAACCATGTCGGCGGCGTTGCAAGTTGTGTCCTTGGTCGCGCCATCCTCATGGGTTATCTGTAGATTTATTTTCAACTTATCCTCCTATTGTTATGAGACTGCCTTTGTGACTGTACCACTCATAGGGAAAGTTACACTGAATGTTGACAAATCTCCAACCGCGCCAGATACAGGGCTTAGGGAATTTATCAAGAAGTTAGCCGTGTAGCTAGGGGTGTCTTCTGAAGCGCTTGAACCGTTTCCTGCAATCACGACAATCTCAACTAAGGTTCCAACTAGGTCTTCGGTTAGCACGGTGTTTAGTGCGCCGGAGCCAAAATCGCTGTGAAAGTCTAGAGATAGTGAGCCGGACTTTAGTCCACCTACGACCTCAGTAAATCCACCTGAAGCGAAGTCGGTAACGTCTACTTCGGTTGATGTAATCGTTAGCTCTGCACGAGCAACGCTTCCACTAACGTCGGTTCCACCGATTGATACATTGTTTCCTGTTACTACGTACTTTGCCAATTTGTTCTCCTTTTATGCGTAGACGGTGACAGCGAATTCCGCTGCCAAGTAATCGCTTTCGTTTACAGTTATTGAACCAATGTTGGGCATTGACTCGACGATTAGGTCTTGGCAAGCACCGCTAAGTGTTCTATTAGATTCTATCGCACTCTTGCAGGATGAGTCGCCAGTTGGTTCTGAGTAGAGGTCTAGGTAGCGCTGAGCTTGTCTTTCGGCTGCTCGTCCCACAATGACCCTTACAGTGAATGAATAGATGTTGAGTCCGCCTGCAAAAGCTTGATGATACTGAATTGAGTTCAAGCTAACGATTGCGGCAGGAGGTGCTACTTGGTCGGGAATTTCTTCAAAGACCCGAAGCCCAGAAACGGTTCTTAGGTTAGTGGCAATACCTTCGCGGATTGCAGCGATAGTCATGCAAACCTAATTTTCCTGTAAGGGTTGATTAGTCTCTCAATGTCTGGGTCGAACTTGCTAACACGAACTACCCCGATATCTCCGAAGCCCATTACTCCACCCGGTGAATCGTTGCGCTTGAAAATTCTAGAAGCAAGGAGGACGGTTGCTTGCTTGATTGCTATTGGGACGGATGCAAACCCAAAGGTTCCTTCAACTCTTACGGTAACTTCTTCCCCGCTTATTGGGAACCCGTAGTCGCCGACTGCGCGAATAGCGTCGAACGGAACGACTTGTCCGCCTGCTATCCCGTTAAGTGGCTCTAGCTGGTAGTCGCTAGTTGCCCAAGTTGTGTCATAAGTTCCATCCGCACCGGAGCTTGTCTTTATTGAAGTCAAGGCCGAAACGTCATTTATGTCACAAACCATAGTGTTGCGAGGGGTAAAAAACCGATGAGTCTCTGTAGTAAAAAATTGTCGCTCTGTCGCTTGGTCGATGTCTCGACTAGCGCTCTCAATAGCAAGCTCCAAAAGGTCGTCGTCGACGGTGTCGCTAACTAGGATTCTTAGAGAAGCCTTTACCTCGTTTAGAGTGCAGTATGCGTTTGTTAGTGCCAATGTAAACCTCCAAGCTCTAGTCTAACTTAGAAACACTAGGTAACGAAAAACCCCCACTATTTCTAGCAGGGGCTTCTCTACAACGAAGGAACTATGAAGGGAAAATAACATAGCCCCTAAATCGTACCATAGCGAAACCCCGTTAGCAATCTACAAACTAACGGGGCCTCGGTCTATTTTGTTGGGTTAGCTTGCGCCTCCGACAAAGTGCTTGACCTCTGAGTCAGATGTCAAGTTGCCATCAACACGAAGAAGGAATCTCCAAGTTGTTAGGTCGTTCTGGAAAGCAAACTCAGTTGAGGATGCAACGTCCAAGCCACCTGCAAGGCGAACCTTGTAGCTGTCCAATGAACCTGCTAGTACCGACTTCGCATCCAGTGCGGTGTCAGCCATGTGAGGGTTCTCTACTACATTGAAGCCGGCGAATGTGTCCTGACCTCCGGGGCCTACCTGAGAGATGTTGTATAGGTAGTTTCCAGCAGTGTCCTTCAGCTTGCGAGCTTCGCCGATGGACTTGGTGTTCATCATCACTGCCATGCTTGGCTTGCGCCTCGTAGCCGCGTCAACCGAGTAAATCAACGAAATGATGTCGTCCGCTGTGAACGCACCTGTTACGCCAGTCGCTCCGGTGATGCCTTCTGCCGAAGCAGTGACAATACCGTTTGGCTGAGAAGAACCGGTTCCAGTTGTTAGGGCTTCGTTGACTGCGTAGCCCATTCCGTTTCCAGCCTGCTGCGCTAGGTGTGCACCAAGGTTGAACCCTGCGTCGGTTACTAGTTCGTTCGCTGCTTGGATGATTCCACCATACTTGTAGCTTCCAAGGGTGATTGAGCTATAGGTGGGTTCTACGTCTGCAAGTGACGCGCCTGCGCCCTTTAGGGTCATAGCGGAATAGGCAGACAAGGTTGGGATAGTTAGGTCTTCGCCTGAAGTTGTCTGAATAATGTCGGAAGTTTCCAACATATTTCCCACGGAACGAGCAACGTCAAACACTTCGTCATAAAACGACTTAGGGACGGTGTTCGCAGAAGGCGTTAGAACGGCACGCTTCTCGAAGGTGTGTCCACGCTGGTCGCCTGAAGCAAGTGCGCGGAAGATGTCAGTTGCAGAACGTTCCTCAGATACCGAAGGAATGAATCCCTTAGCAGCTACGGAAGCTTCTACGTTGCGCTCCTCGGAACGCTGAGCAATAGTGATGCTGTCGTCCGCTTTACGGATGTCGGCTTCGATTGCGTCAATCTTTGTTAGTTCAGCAGCGTCTAGTCCGCGACCTTCAGTTTCAGCGAAGTCGATAACTTCTCTGACCTGTGAAATAAGGTTGGTGCGCACTTCGTGCTGAGTCTTAATGAACTCAGACATTTAGTCTCCTTGTTAGGTTATTTGCATTTAGGTGCAGTGGCGTTAACGCTCAACAGCAAGGTCGGCAGAGCTAACTCTTATCCGATACTAATTAGTTTACAACAGGTATGCAGTCTTGGCAGGTATAGTAACGCTTTGCAAATAATAAGCAAGGGAAATCAAAAACTTTTTATAACGATAAGGCAACAGGAGCCTCTTTTGTCGAACGCTTGTTCGCACGCTTGTTTACTAGGCAAGACCCCGTAAATCGCTCAGGTGCGACTTTCAAGACAATGCCTGCGCGGTCATGGCTAAGACAGGGGCAAATGGCGTTAGAGGGGCTGCTAGGGCTGCGTGTGTGGCTGTATGTGTTTCGTTGTCAAAGGGTGTTATCGAACACTTGTTCTAGTTAAAAGGAAACCCCGTTAGCACCAAGAAAGGCTAACGGGGTAGAGGTTTGTTGCTTGGCGACTAGCGAATCTCAGTCGGCTTGGTTACACGAACCTCTTTTTTAGCCCTCTCAAATGGAGCGCTTTCCTGCACCACGTCTTCGCCTTCATTGGCTTTCGGTGGAGTTTCTGAGTCCAGTGCGACGATTGCTTCCGCCCACTTTTCTGCGTTTACGCGAACTACTCCGGTGTCCGGGTTTCCGGCTGCCTTGAGAATAGCTTTTGTGATTTGTTCTTTCGTAGCCATTACATACCTTTCATTAGAAGCTCAAGCTTCTTCTTTTTTAGTGCGAGCAAGCCAAGGTCGCCGACAGGTTCTGGCTCTACAACAACTTCAACTTCAGGAGCCAAAGTTGTAATAACTTGGTTGAGAAGTCCTTGTTCTTCTTCGGTTATGTTTAGCCCGTCTTCAATTTTTCCTAATGCATCAGCCAGTGCGTCAACGCTAACCGCTGCTCGTTCTGCTGCCCTTGCGAACTTCCGAACAGATACTGTTCCAGCAGTTGCGGTGTATGCAGGATTTCCAACCAAGCTAACTTCAAAAAGCCGTACCGAGTTTAGTGTTCGTTCCGCTCCGTCACTCGACCAAGCATCTCCACCTGTAGGAACGCTGAAGCCGAATGACATAGCATCTACATCCTTGCGGCGCAACAACTCGGCAACGTCCCGCCCTCGTGACGTGTTAGGCAAAATACCTCCGACCATAAGACCTTTGTCGTCTTCGGTAAGGGTTAGAGTCTTCGCGCGAGTCGAGCCTAGAATTTCTCCGGAGTCGTGGTTCCAAAGAAACTTAACGTCATTGCGGGACTTTAGCGAACGCTTGAAAGCACCCTGAGCAATACGCTCGGTGAATGGAAGCGGGAGGCTTGGAGAGTTGAACATGGCGGCATAACCGCTGAAGTGCAT